CAAGGACCCACCCATTTTTGGCACTGCTACCACTGACCAAGCCGATGATGTTCTCGCTCATATCATGTCCGGTGGCACAACACAATCGGATTTTGCAGCTATTGTCAACACAAACATCCCATTTCACCATGGTGCTCGCCTTGTTCTCAAGATGTCGAAGGTCATCGAACGTATGCGCAATGTCAATATTCGCGGTTTTGCCGCATCTCAATCAGCTTTTTGTCTCCGCCATTTCCCGACTTCTATGGCTGCTCTTAAGTCGATGTCTGACCGCTATTCCAAAATAACTCAACGATCTGGTGATTTGCTCGGTGCTGTTGTTGAACTTTTTAACTCCGTCGAACCATACCTTCGCGATTTTACTTCTGTCTGTTACCCGCCACTCCTATCCACTGACGATTTTGTTAACTCCGTCTATGCTCGCCTCATGCCGCGCGTTTACTCCGCTCTCTGTCACTTGCGCTTTCTGTCTCAAATCGAAGGAATGTTTGAATTTCATCTCACTGAATATTTTCGTGCCCTTGACGAAAAACAAATGCCTCGCGATGAATATGATAAAGAATTTGCTCTTGCTCGCGATTTGTGGGTTTCGTTCTTTCCGAAACGTCAAGTTAAACCTAAGATTGCCGACGGTTGGGAAACAAGCGATAAAGCACCTCAAGTTATTGGTGCTTATTCTAAACAAATCAACACACTTTTTGCGGCCTTTGGTCGCATGCTTTCTCAATTTCTCGACCAGATTCTGCTTCCTAACGTTATATTCGCTTCTAACCATCCCGAAGAAGAGTTGTCCGCACGTGTTGCCAATGCTTACGCTCACCTGTCTGATGAAGACATGCATCGTCTTGAGCGCTGCGCGTCGGACATGACTGAGTTCGATAGCACACAATCGGATGTACCGTGTTTTCTTATGTCTGTTTACTACTCTACTCTCGACATGCCTCAATGTCTTCTTGAATTGTACCGTTCTATGAATGACCACTGGGTCATGTCCGATGATGCCATTCGTGTTCACGGTGAACTTAAGATGCAATCGGGTAAGTTTGAAACTCTAATCCGTAATAGTCTTTACGACTTTCACACCAATTCGCGCGTTTACCGTGTCGATACTCTTGTCCTTTTTCTTTTCAAAGGTGACGACACGTCTATTGAAGGATTTGGTATCCAATTTTCACCTGATGTCTGGCTTGATAACAACGGTCTTAAGATCAAAGACGATATTCCTCCCATCGGTGAATTTGCCGGTAAATTTTTGTTACGATCCGGCACCTGCCCAGATGTTCTCCGCCGCTCTGCTAAGTATCTAACGACCATTTATAAGTCTAACGACCATCATGCCGAAGCTATCAAATCACTTCGGTCTGATTTCGAATGTATTTCGTCTCAATCCCACCTCGAAGAGGCCATTCAAGCACATGTTCTGTTTTATTCGCGCAACCAATTAGTTCGTCCACCCACAGCTGCTGACATACGTATTTTGTTCGATTTTCTGTATCATCGATCTACCGGTGAAGACAGTACGCTTTATTCTGTCGAACAGCCTATACTTACTGTCACTACTGCGGGTGAAGCCCGAGGGGTAGAAGATCATTTGTTATCTCCTTCTACCTCTGCATCCACTCTTTGATTTATGCCTCCTAAACGCACCCAAACGCGCTCCAACAAACGTCGTCCACCTCGCCGCCCCATCCAACGCGTTTGGAAAACTTCTGCTAATGTTCCTCTTTCTCGTCTTTCTACTATGCGTCGCCGCCGTATGCGTACACTTCGTCGAAATATTGTTCGTACAAATCTACGCACACGTAACCCGCTTGGCAAGGCGCCTCCTTCTGGCCCTGGTCGACCCCGACCCGTGACCGGTCCCAGAATGTCTCCCGCTGGTCTTGCTTTTCTTAAATGTGCATTTTCTCCTCCTGACTTCACTAGTACTGGCGTTCAAGGTGTCCCTGACGATTTTCGTGGTCTGTCGCTTCTTAAGAAACATCGTACTGTCCAACCGTCTAATTTCACCACCGGTTCTGACTATTACATCATTCTCGCTCCGGTGCCTGGTATCGCATTCTTCACCGCATCGAGTTCTGCTGGTGTCGCCATACCCTCGACTGTTACTTTCAACGCTGTTCCTTACTCCGATTATACCTCACTTTTTGGTACTAATGCTTACACCACCGACCAACAAGTCAACTCGTTTCGTTTCATATCGAATCATATCGAATTTGTCTCCACTACTAACGAAATGTCTTGGTCGGGTTCAC